GGACTTTATACAAAGTCTATCTAATAAGAAATTGTGGACTGAAAAACGGGCGCGGTAAATCATGCACCCTCAAAAATTCCTCTACAAAACTTAATACGGATAGACTTACCGGTTTCCCGGCCCCATCGTCCACCGATGGGATAAATGCTATATATATACAATAGCGCATCGCATTCTAAAATGCGCTATTTCTTTTACACCTTGAATGTAAAAAACAAAACATAATACTGGGGCACTAATAAACCTCACAAAACGACTAAAAACCTAAAATATTATGTAAATGAAAACTAAGCAGGCGGTGCGTCTGCCTCATAGAACAACGGAGGCATAGCAGTCCAAAAATAAACCTGGAAATCTTCTCCAATTGCTGAGAAAAAATCATATGCTGCACCAGCGGAAAGTGAGCCTTGATAAGCTAATAAAAACCCTTCCAAATCCACGCTTGTCGTATAATCTGCCGTCTTATAACCATAAAAACGAGCATCATGGTAGAATGGATTTTCCCACTCTACAGTATTAGAAGACAGATCGGCTAAAAACGTGGCTCCATTGACACAAGTTGGAAACCTATCCAATGGAAAAGCTGTGGATGAAGGTGTGCCTGGTATCACTTTGTACGCAGCATTGCTTGTTGACGTATATGAAACTCCACCAGTTGTACCTCTGCTATAAGTAATCGGAGCGGGCACTCTCTCAACTATCGTACGGAGTCTGTTTGTATAAGACCCATTACCCCTGTAATTGGCTTTCCACCGAATAGAACCTCTCCATCCTGAAAAACATGACACAACCCAATGTATTAACATAGTATTACAGTAATTATACGCATTGGCTGCCAAAGTAGAATGGATGGCATTTGGAACATTCCCACGATAAAAAGGGAACATTGAGGTAACGACGAATCCAACCTGCAAATTGCCATATGCCCCGCCATGAGTGTGATGTATAGAGTATCGGTGCAACAATTCCCTGAAAGACACTATCGATTCTCCTGTGTATACCAAATTAGCATTCAAATTATATGTAGGCTTAACGCCTATTATTATGTCACTGGACTGTGTCGGTCGATCCATTTCTTCAGCATCTATTTTGTCGGCCATAGAGCCTGACTGTGGTTTAAAAACGAAACGCTGGAAATAGTTGTCAGGGACAAACACTTCAAAATCATCTCCAGCAGACACAAAAACATTAACTTCCACATCATTATTTACAGTACTGTTCGGCGTCGTTAATTCATTGACTACAAAAACAGCTAATCTACCATTTCCTATGGCAGGCGATGTAAATAATGTGGTACTATACTGATCGGTAACTAGGTCTGTTCCAGGTAAAGCGTGTTTAAGCAAAGTTCGATCCTGCATATTGGCTATCGATACTGTGAAATCACTACACTCGGCAATATCAAAGATATGAATGTAATTAACATTGTATTCGTTCGACAGAAAGTAATCTGGATCAAATGCAATCTTGATTCTGCCTTTGTGAAAAGCTGAAGCTACAACTTGAAAACGGAATCGTATAGATCCCGTCCAATACTTAAAAGGAAGTGCAGCAACCGCCATTGGAGGTAGGTGAAATTCTGTGATAGCACCAACCACATTTTCTGCCCATAAAACTGGCGAAACAGTGGTATTCCACAACACACTCTCTCCTGGCGCAGAAGTTGACCACACAAACTTGGTCAAATAACTTTCACGTTGTGCAATCGACTTTATAGCCAAAGAATCAGTGCTCTCCTGCAATCCGGAAATTTTTGGATCAATCGTTAGTTCTTGCTTGCTGTCAACAGACAATTTAGCAGAAAGATCGGGGGTATCTGTGCTACAAATATTTGCACACGGTTTGACAACGGAAAAGTGAGGCTCAGTGATAACACCTGGCCTAGCATAACCAAAACACTTGCTAACAGCGGCTACGGTGTTTAGTGCTTTTTGAGTTGCCATTGCATAAGGTCCCAATGTCGGTATACCGGTTAACATACCCATAGACTTAGCCAAAGCTGAAGCAGGTTTAGATAACTTCCCGTCCTTCGCTTCATCAATTTCACCCGATTGTGGAGCTAAAGTAAATGGTTCAATAGAAGTCAAGCCCGACAATTCCACATCCTCTGCCCACGCAAAAACACTAACTGTTACAGTGTCTGTTGCGGCATTGGCATGTTTCAAATTGGTGATAGAACGTAATAACAGCTGTCCCATATTAACCCAGTTCGCGGATGGTATATTCAAATTGTTATAATAATAAAAGAAAGGCAAAACTAATTCACCACCTGCAGACTGTGTCGGATTCAAAAAGACATGTGGCAACTGCGAAACTTGTATCAGATCAACAGGCATAACGGCACGATTCGTGTTCAGAAAATTCCTATTGAACAAAGGCATATAGGCCGCAAGGGCCCTACCATAAAAGAATCCATTGCCATTGAGAACTATTTTGATATGCAATTTGCATCTCAGCAGCTTATAATTGGATATACGATTCACAACGCGAACATTATTAAAATATAACGACCACGGATCAATGCTCGCATATAATGATGAGCCCACACCCCATCCTGTTTCAAAAATCTTAATCGGACGAGAGAAAAAGTTCTGTAGACTAACATCATATGTGTCCTGTTCGGTGCGTGTTTGGTCATAACTGGTTGTTACATCTCGCATGTAGGTAGAAGTGGCACTGGTAAATGCCAAATTTTCCTGCTTTTCATAGGGTGCATTTGTGCGCACTGCACCCTCCTGTACGTCCCCACTATGGGGAATGAAATATGAATAAATAGTAAGTGGATTAATTATATACAAAAATGTGTCCCACTCAGAACACAATATGCAAATACATTTTCAGGGGCTGTCCCCACTCCTAAATAAGAGGCATACATATATGTACAAAGCCTACAAAATGACATGAAATATATAAAAATATAAAATTGTGGTATCCATGTGTACATACTCCGTTTCAACGACAGATTTAATCTACCCCGATGGAGTTCGGGGTTGAGGCATCCAAGTATTTTTCGCGCCACTTGGTGACTCTTTTGTCATAATTGTCCTTTAGTTCAGGACACAAATGAAGGAGCTGCGCTTTTTCTGCTATTTCCATCAACTCCCTCTGGCGCTTATCAAAAATCTCACGGCCCGCGTAAAACCAATCTCTCAGCGATGTTTCCAGGGCTAAAGCACTCAGCTCCCTATTGCTCAAGTATGAAGATTCCATGGTACAATGTAGTCTCTTAAAAATACTCGCATCACTCAGTACACCAATATTGCATTCCAAGTCAGGGTTGTAAAAATTGCGTCTCTTTAAAAAATCGGCATCAGTCAGTGACATAAAAGGAATAAGTTCATCCTCTTTGTTAGGCATGGTAAATACAATGTCGTAAGATCCAACGAAATTTGAAAAAGAAACAATATTAAATTCCTTTTTCGCATCATGTACAGAACCCATAACGTCATCACCGTAAGTTCCAATAGCCACATATTGTCGAAATTCACTTAAGCTAGCAGACGGATATATAGTATAAAAACAAGAACGCGCCAACAAACTATTTACTACAGAATTTATAACAACTGTCATATTTTGCCCTGAAGGATTAGAACCAAACAACTGGACCAATGTACCATTGAAAGCCATTAGTGGGTACGCAACTTCACAAGCCAATCCACGCATTATTACAAGATCATTTTCAGTGTATCCGGCATGTGAAGCGAGACGTATTAGAACATCAAATGCCGCAAGCACAAGTTGGGCTGGCATACGCAAGTCATATTTACCATAGTCACCGGCAAAAATATTTTCCTTAGACTTGCTTATCATGTATTCATACATCTGCTCCCACTCGGGTGATTCTGCGTTAATGCCAACCATACATTCAAATTCAAGCGGGAACAATTGCATGAGTCTAGATATTGGTAGAAAGTATTGTCTCAAAAGAATCTGCAATACAAGAGGAGCACATTGGAAGATACGAACTTTTGTTGCAGAGAGCTTGGTAGGCTCGTCTTTCAAACACGCCCGCCATACTGCATATATTCTACAGCCCTCTAGCAGCTTTTTCCGTGCCACTTCTACCTCAACCATTATATCATCATTGAAAGTTACTGCTTCCGGCAAATCAACTGTAGGGTCTTTCCTTGTGAAAAAGCGTTTACTCTTGGTGAAGGGCCATCCAGCGGACGTTGATAACTTCATACCATCCAAGAATTTGTCGCCTTGTCTACCATTAATAGTGGTAAATAGATCAAGTGGCGTCATCTTTTTGCACTCATTCATTAGTACAGAATTAAGTAGGACAGTGTGTAAATAAGATTCAACAGCGGTAGCAAGTTCTGTGCCCATCGATAGTGAGGGGTGAGCTAATACATCAAGCCCGACCTGGTATGGATACAATTTGGTACCATCTGGCAACTTCTTCGGAGGTTTTCCCCATTTGCACTCAACGCCCATCACTTCTGTAACAAGCGGAGAAATAACAGTGCGAACAACATTTGAATATTGGGTCGAAGCTCCGGACGTGGCACCATACACTTCCAACGTTGCATCAGGAGATACAAATCGGGTGGCGCACTTAGGCGATACATCCAGACTCTCAATAAGCTTTGAACCCATATGCGTTTCGGGTAATGGCACTGCACTGAGTGAGATGTTGACCCCAGGTATTTCGGAGAGTAATCTCTCTGCTGATCGATAAGAGCTCGCAAACAAACTTGCTGCACCACCAAGCCGATCGGAACCACACAAATGAAAACCCAATAGACAAGAACCTTTCCCAGCACTTATGACAGGTGACATACACATGCCAGGTTTGGTCACAAAAGGAAGTTCATAATGGACCCCTGTCATATTCGAACATTTGGTGTGGCTGACCTTCTCCCCAGGAAACACGCACTTAGTTGGAAAAACATCATGAGAGCCATCCTTATGCTTCAGCAAAAACAAGGCCTCACCTGTGCAAGTACCATCACGTATCAAATACTGAGAAAGATCTTTAAAGAGACCACCACTAGGACACCACACCAATGCAAAGTCCACATCAGGAATACGAACAGCATAAGTTTCGGATATGGTAACCCTAAAGTTCGGCGTGGTTGTATTCAATGGAGCTCTAAAAACCTTAGCAACGAACTCGCCCTGTTCCCAACACTTCTCACAAAAATGCCATGGTAAGACTAAAACATTTGATCGCACAAAAAATCCACGCGTAAACTGTTTTCCCGTTTCTAAGTAAACAGTATTGCGAGCGACAACTTCTGCCAAGTCTTTTCCAATTGTCGTTTTACTTTCTACGGACATAACAGGCGTTGTGAGTACTAACTGAGACCACGGGTTAGTTTCAGATGTTCTTTCAACAATATCCTTGCCACCTGTAGGACAAAGGTTTCCTTGTGGTGTCAAAACCTCGCGCCACTTAAAGTAGTTGCGGCACATACGATAAACGCAATATCCAACAAGTGAACCAGCAAAACAGGCAGCAGCACGGCTTCTAGCTACACGAACATATGCGTCATAAGTCGCATTTCGACGCAGAAGTAGATCGTTGCGTATTCTTTCACGTTCAAAGTAGGCGAGCCATATGCCGCTCAGCAATATGGATGACAAAACAAACAGAACTCCTACAATGCCAAAGAAAGCATAAACTCCAGAAAGCACGTACAAGCAAGAAAACTGACAAGCGTAGAAACTAAATTGCGATTTAAAAACAACAAGACGCAAAAAGTTCTGCAAATAACTTGCTAACGCACTATCAATCACCCAATATGGACACACGAG